TGATCACCTATTGCAAAATTTGCTTTGATAATATTATCATGTGATGGAATATTATCAAGATAAAATTTTAATGGTTCGACCAACAACACTTTTGCAGATGGATTAATTTCTAAATCATCTGCGCTTGTGTAGAAGTCACATGTCCCTATGTCTACGTAATCAAATTTCATGATTTTTTATAATTTTATTTCTAGCACTTTATCATAACCGGTACTGTTGTAAGTTATAGATGAGGCTGCATTATCCAAATCAGGCAACATATGTGCCAGCTTTAATTGTATATCTTCTAAATCTTCTGATGATCCAGAAAATTGTGAAAGGAATTCTGATGAGAATGTAATGTTATGTGTTTTCATGATGATTCCTTTATGGTTTCCCAAGTTTTAATCGCTTCTAATGTTTCGTTATATTCTTGCCAAAGTGTTTTAAGCTTTTCGTATTTCTGTTCCATTATAACATCTCTTTGTGGTATATGCAACATGTCTTCAATTCTTGCTAATCTTTCACATATGTCTTCACCATTTATTACTAATTTACCGGTTACTTTCACTGATTCTTCAATCTCCAATACTGAATTACCATTATTATCTTTAAATGTTGTTGATGGTTTTAAACTAGCACTTGAAATAGTACCACCTGCAGATACCCAAGTGAACGCAGCTGGATTGCCTAAATTTGTTGAGTATCCTGGACTAACCATTGTCATGTATTTTCCTTGAAAAAAGTGGGGATTTCTCCCCACTGTAATTAATTACTTTTTAACAAATTTAGCTTTGTTTTTATCCCAAGGTTTATTACCTTGATATGGTTTCTTTGGACGTTTACTCGCCATATAAGCACCATATGATTTAGAATCTTTTCGATATAATTCTGATGGATCAAATTTACGGAGTTCGAATCTGCAGAAATCATGAAATGCTTCTAAATCTTCAAAGATTTTTACAACATCTGGGCGGGATTCAAAGTATGAAAATGTTTTGTAGTTTTTTGCCATAATAGCGTCCTTTCTTTTGTGGTTAAATGCTACATATGTAGCGGGTAAAATTATTTAAATGTATACGTACTTGATGCACCAGAAAATGGTGGAACATAACCGTGTCCAGTAGTTGTCCACGTGTAATCGTGAATATACGGATTTCTTTTCGAGTGGGTTTCTGATTCAATTCTGTATACTCGTTGTTGCAATTCCCGTACTTCAGTTACTAATTTACGCAATGGCCCAATAGATGGAGTTTTATCTTCAGCATGTACCAATGCGACTACTAGCATTAAATTATTGAAACATTTTTGAACTGCTGGATTTTCAGAATTCATCGCAGTATCAAATAATTCAACAAATCTTTCTAAATCTATTTCGTCTTTAATTATATTACTCATGAAAATATCCTTATTGTCCTGGGAATATATATTGGTATTCTGCTATTCCGCTATCTATATTGATTTGAAATGCGCCTTGGTCTGAAATTTTAATAGTTTTATCACCATCTAAATTCAATACACTGAGAATTAATCCTTTCTGCCATGTCCAGTTATTTCGTATAGACCCAGAGATGCCGGAATGAAAAACACAACTACCGGCATGTGTTGCAGCCTCATCACCAAATGTAAATACTAATGAATCACCAGTTGTTGATACTGTAAATAGTTTATCATCACTATTCACAGAAGCCTGGTATTTAAACCGTTGGATATTGGCCTGTTGAGGGGTGAATTCAACATCCCATTTCTTGCATTCGAAGTCACAGAATTTCATTTTAGCATTAACTAGTTTGATAAACATGAATCTAAAATCATTTTGAAAATCCCCAGTTTGATTTTGAAAGTGTATACCAGTTGGTATTTCTATACCATCTTTAACGGTTGATGTTACAGTGATCTTAGCATTATCTTGGTATTCTGGACATCTTAAATGCATATCTAATTTGTTTAGATATTGCATTCCAAACTCCCCGGATATGTTTGGCACAGGGGTATGCGTTTTTGCTCTGAATATTAGCTTTCTATCTTCCGATACTGCATCCATTGTAGTTTCGGAGTCTGATGCATTAACCCTAATTAGGGGTATTACCCCTAATGTATGAGTATGTGCTACTAAATCTTGTAAAAAATCTTTCATATATTTCCTTAATTATGTGTATTATACTATAGCTTGTTCCATTTGTCAACATCTTAATAAAAATTAAACATACTATTGACTGATGTTTTTTCATGTGTGCTTAATAGATCCCAGTTTAATACGCCAATTAAGTTTGAAACTTTTTTATCGATAATTACTGCTTCCATTTCAGCATGATCAAATGGTAATTCTTTAAACCATGTTGGCAACCGTAATTCATCAACTGGATATGCTACACTTGTCAACCCTAATGGGTTTTGTTTTAATTTACAAACTATAACTTTTGCACCATCTGTGATATTCATTGAATATCTATCACCAAATATGTTTTTTAAGGTATTCCAATTGATACTCGCTCTCACGTGCCCTGGCATATTTGCTTTTCCTAAATCTTCCTCTTTATGATGATACGAGGTGATTTTATTTGCACGTTTTGGAGACCCTTTTTCCCAGCCTGGTCTTTTTTTGAATGCAATTCTAAAATCAGCAATTTTATCCAATACATCACGTTCTTCAACCCCAGTTAATACCATTTCTAATATTTCACTCAAGAAATTTTGTACAAATTCGGGGGTATCTGATCGTTTAAGATCGAGACCCATTGCCTTGATTTCTCCAGGTTTGCCATCTTTATCTTTCCGTTTGCCTTCTTTATCGTATACTAATACAGCATAACGCTTTTTAGTAATAAATAACCCTTTGACACCAACAATTTCTCGTCCAGCTTTAATGACTTCTCCTCTTGATAACGGGCAATTAAATGAATTTAACATAAAATCAGCAAATGTAGTATTAACTTCATCGCCTATTTGATCATATAATGATGAAATAGCTTCTTTAGACCATGGAATATTACCAGCATCTATTTCTTTTTTCAGTGTTGAATATGCAGAGAAGTAACAAGAATCAGTATCACCATAAATAATAGATTTACCAATATGATTATACTCGCCTGTAATAATTTCATTAACTTTTGCCGCCATATGTTTAGCAATCTGTCTTCCAGTTAATGTAGTTGATTGTCCGATACGTTTATCAAAGAATCGGCATCCTTGGTTTAGAATCGCTCCGTATAAACTATTCAAATTAATCTTTTTAACTAATTGACGTTTATCCCAATATTCTTCTTGTTCTTTATCACCAGCTGCAATTGCTTCTTTGAGCTTTTTCTGCATTTCTTTACGTTCAGCATACCATCGTTTGAGTAATCCAGGTATGATTCCTTCTCGCGCATGTGTGAAAATAGTACCATTCGCACTAAGCATCCAAGGATGTTTTGAATCATAAATCAATCTGTATATGGTGTCACCACTTGCTTCATCACTAGTACCATCTTCCCAGTCAATTATAAGCTGCTTATCATACGATTTATTCATGACTGCATCATATTCTAAGGTACCAAATTTACCCTCCCATGCTGCCGTGATTTTTTTACCATTTGACAATTCACCGTGTAAATACTGATCGGTCATTACTGGGCGAAGTTGTCCAACGATAGTTTCAGGACCCATATTCAATGCACGAATAACCGATGGATATAGTGAATTAATGTCAAGTGAGCCAACCCAATCATGAATTCCTTCTTTCGGATGGGCAACATAAGCACCAGCCGCCATTTCACTTTCTTTAGAGTCAGATTTGTTTCGATTTGGAACAACAAACCCTCTAACGTGCGCTTCATTGATAATTGCTTGTTCGGTAACTGCAACCGCACCCATTGTTGTTTGTAACAATACGGTATTTTCATGCGCCAGTGTGTTAGCAAGGTCTAGAAACTTTAATTTTCTGTCTAACTTTTCAAGAAGAAGTGTATCTTGTCTATTGTATTCAATGAATTTTTTAAAATCATTATTATACAATTGATCAAGGGTTCCTTCATATGCGACTTTGTGTTCACCCAATTCATATTCTGCAATTGCATCTAACCGGTAGCTATGGCGTTCTTCATAAGTATATTTTCTATAAAGTTCTAAACTATCTAAGTGAACACGACCAACGAGATCGTATGTTACTGCATCTTTACCATACTTTTCATATTCCCTACGTTTTGGGAATTGATTGAATAAGCAAAATCTTCGGGTATCATCTTTACTCAATACTTTGGTTACACGATTTACGATATATGGTATATCAAACCCCTCACTATTCCACCCACTTATAACATCTGCATCTTGTATTAGATCCAAAAACGAATCTAACATCTCGGCTTCTGTTTTAAATAGATAGGTATTAGGGAAATCTTTAACCTGTTCTTGAGCTTCCTCCATTGTTAATGTTTTTGGAGGAATAGCCAAACAAACTAGTGAATCTAACCATTGCAGGTGGACCGCGATTGCAGTAATTGGCATAAATGCATCATCGGGTGCAGCATAGCCACGTTCTGGATCGAAATCCACCTCAATATCGAACCAAGCTACGTTAAGTTTTGGTGCATCTTGGTTTTGGTAGTTTTCACTAAGGCAAACAAATACTGGATTTAAGTCTGCTTCAAACAGTTTTTTATTATTGTGAACCGATAGTTCTTTGCGGAGTTGTTTTGTATTTTTACAAATAACTCTTGATACAGGTGTGCCGTATATCGATTGAAATCTACCACGTGGATCAGCGTAATAAAAAGTATGTTTTACAGGGAAATCACGATATTCCCGTTTTCCACTTTTATTTCTTTCCACTACTTGAATAGTGTCACTATTTTTATCAAATAACGCATCTACATAGCTCATTCTGAACCCCCCCATAAAGAGGATTCGTCTTCACCACGCTGTTTTGCTACATCTTCTAATAGCATTTCTTCAATTTTGCATGAACATCTAGCTTCACAATCGTGAAGCGATATACATGTTTCACATGCTTCGAATTCGAAGTCTTCATTAATATCCATATTATTCTCCATATGTGATTTCCGGCTCACAAATACCATTCCGTGCGGTTTATTGGCCCAGCCTACCTTAATAATGCCGTTTTAGATTAAATCTGTTTAGTAATATCTAAAATAGCTTCAACTTCTTGCCAATCTTCGTTATGATCGACCCAGTTACCTTTGTATGCAATTTTTATGGCTTTATTGATAATCGCAGGTTTCACATCAAGTTCTTCTGCAATTGATTTGACTGTATCTTTTAAACTTTCTTTTAAATCATCAATTTCACGAAGTACAGTACCACCTTCATTGATCAATTTTTCAAGTTTAGCTTTTTCTTCTGGACCGTATGCTCTACTCATATTATTTCCTTATATTGAGTTGTTTAAAAATTCTATTATACTATAGTTGTGGTAGGTTGTCAATCTTTATTGACGAAAGAATTGGCGGGATCACCGCCAATGTGTTATTTATAATATGCCCAAGTTGCTTTTAGGGCATCCAATTGTTGTTGAATAGCAGGTGAAACTGCGGTTGTAAAGTGTCTTAATGCAAAATCAATTTGATAAGCCAATTGATCTAACTGTGGATTATTAGTAGTTGCCGAGTTAGCAGTGGTGTTTGCATTAGCTGGTTCAGCTGGCTTTCCACCTTGGTTTATCGTAGATGTCTGCGCTGGTTCCTCGGGTGATCCGTTATTAACATATGATGAGATCAGATTCCCCATATCATCAAACATAATACCATACACTGCTAGACTTGCAATGATTCCACTAATAATTGGATGATTTAACAAGAATGACATTCCACCACGCAATACACGTTTAGCTATACCAGGTTTTGGAGCAGTAGGTTTAGTTCTTCTTGGTAATCTTGGAGTTTTTAATCTTGCTTCATCTAATAATGATAATGCATATTTCATTTTATCATTATCTGACAACGTATTATAATCAGTAGATTCAGACATTTCGCCATCAGGATCAATCCCAACTAAATATGCAATTGCTTTGATATCATTTTCAAACCCATTATCTGTACTAAATTTCTGAATTGCAGCAGCAGTATTAGGTCCTATTTTTCCATCAACGCCGGTTGGTCCAATATCATATCCAGAATTAACTAAATTTGTTTGCAATTCTGATGGTGCATTCTCTTCGCTAGGTTGTGCATCCGGTACCGCATTTTGTGGCGCATTTTGTGGAACTGTTTGTTGAGGAGCGGGTTCAGTAGTTGGTGATATAATATCGGATGGACTAACGCCTGCATCTTTAAGCGCATTAGTTGCCTCTAAACCACCACCAATAGCCCACCCAAATGGACCTGGAATTAAGTACCCAATTCCTGACAATGCGGAAATGACAGCGCCGCTTCGATCACCTTGCTGCCATCTATCATATGCGTCTTTGATGCTCAATACTGATCCAACACCAGGTAAAAGCTTACCCAAAATGCCTTCATTTGTAGTGTAGCCAAAGCTTTCAATTAGTTCTTTTGAAATACTTATAGATTCAGTGGCAACGCCTTTTAATTTAGCATATTGATCAATCAATTGTTTGATTTTTTCAATTTCCGATTGATGTTGAGTATCACGATCAGCTGCCCACTGTTTATACTCGGCCTGTGCTTGGACATTTTTTGCTGCAACTTCATCATTATCGAATATACCTTCTGATAAATGGTCTATTGTATTTAAAATATCTCTAATATCCATTATTTCCCCTTTGGAACACAATTAGGAACGTTTTTTCCGCTCTTCTTTTTCATTCCAATTGCTTGATATCCTTTCCAACAATCTTCGTTTGTTTGATCTGGTAGTAATTTTTGTTCACCAACAATCGCATCATAATGATCCATTGTTAAAGTATCACCTTCTTCACTAAATTGAATTAGTTTCTCAGTGACATTATGTAAATCCATATCAGTTTTTGCATCTTCACGAGCGTATTCTAATAAACGAATTAGTAATGGAATATCCATTTTAACTACATCTTTTGGATTCTCAAGGTCTTCCATTGGTTCATTACTTTGTAATCCTGGACCAACTCCCCCGGTAAATCCAGCAGAATGTCCAGGTATGGTAGATTCTTTCATTTGAACACGTTCGGCAATGATTTTAGCATATTGGTTAATTAATTGCCGTTTTTCAACTTTTTCTTGTTGAAATGAGTCTTCTGCTTCATGAAAGTATTTTTTAATTAATGATTCTTTTTCAGGTGTAGGAACTTTAGGGTTGTCTGCGTAATGTTGCATAGCCATTTGAACGGGAAGACTAACCTTGTGTGGATTAGCCCCCTCATTAATAATACCCATGAATTTTTTCATGTCAGTTGAACCTTCTACTGGTTTAGCGGCAGTACCATCTAGTGCCTGTAGAATTTTTTTCATATCCATTACTTCAATCCGCTCAACATTTTGATAGCAGCCAAGTCTGCCGATTCATTAATAGATTCTTTTTTAGCTAAATTAGCTTTTCTTTCAGCTTTTTCTTTAGTTTCTTTAGCCTTTTTCCAATCTTGTCCAGCTTTCTTAATCCCTGCATTATCACCTTTTTCATCAGATATCTCGGTAGCATCCTCAGCATCTTTCATTTTAGTTTTTTGACGAGTTGCAACACCTTCATAACCTTTTTTAGAAAATGGACTTTTCTTTTCCCATGGTTTTAAATCTAATTCATCCAACTGAACATCTTCAAACGTTGGTTGATATTTTGGGTTTGTTAAAAGGTCTAACATCAAAGATGGATTGGCTTTAACTTTATTAACTAATTGTGGGTTTTGTTTAAACGCAGCATATAGTTTAGGGTGTGATTTTTGAAGATCAGCAATTGATTGTTCAACTGATTTACCTTGAATATTTGCACCAGCTGAATATTCATCTGGATCTGGTGGAATAACATTACCAGTTGGTCTTGCACCTTTAATATTTTGTGGGGTTACTGGTGCAAATTTTTCTGGTTTATTTAACGCAGCGATGTCTGTAGAAACATCTTCTATCTGGGTTTCATCACTCGAATAAACGCCTTCACCGAATGCATGTTCAACACCTTCTTTAATGTTTCTCCACATTGCAGCTGCCGCTACATTATCACCAGCTTTTTTAGAACCGTATTTTTTAGCAGCTTTTGCTGATACTTTTTTAAAATTTTTACCTGGTTTACCAATATCCTTACCAGCAACTGCTTTTTCAACTTCTAATGATTTCTTAGCTTTAGTTAATCCAGCACTAGGTGCCGCTTCTTCCATTCTATCAACCGCGTTTGCAATTCCACGGGTGCGGTTCACTACTTTACGGCCTAGTTCATCTTGTTTTTTAGATGAATCTGTTTTAGCTAGTTTAGTAGATTTATCTACTAAATCTTGTGAAGCAGCTTTGGTATACGATTTCAAGGTATTTAGATGAAGTCCAGTTGGTTTACCTTCGGCTAATTTTTGTGCTTGTGCAATTTTTAGATCTTTGATTTTAGCTCTAGCTTCATTCAATTTGCCTCTAATAACCTGTTTTTCGCTTTCTGAAAGAACATCACTATTGTCTAGTTGATGGCCATATTCATTGAATTTCATTTCATATTCTAAGTAGTGGTATACACTAGCAATATAATCAGCAGCTTTAGTGATTTTAGCTTGTACCCAAGATTCTAATTGGGTATCATCTTCTAATTTTTTAAATAGTTTATAGCTGTATTGACCTAATTTAAATAGGTCAGCCTTTGCCATCGCGCCTTCATGATCTATTTCACCATTTGGTAATGTTCCTTGGGTAGGCATTTGGCTTGTATTATTCATTTCAGCACCAGGCAATTGGAATTCATCCAATTGGGTTTGCTGAGTAATGTTTGATTCCGGTTTCATATTTAACTCCATTATCCTTTATTTATCTTCTTTTTATGGTTGAACCACCAAATAAACTGGTTCCTTTCATATCTAAGGCATTATCAGTGGGTGATTGTGAAATAGGCTTCGGTTGTGGCGGAGCTTTTGTCCCACTACCAGTTTCTACACTACCGGTATAGCTTTTTTTTCCACATGCTTTACCAGGGCTGATATGTGGGTTTACTACTGTTCCAATGCTGGCCGCATTTGTAGCACCGGCAGTTGCGGTTTCACTTATAATTTCCGATATTTTCATTGGTCATTCCTTCCAAACCAGTGTTTGAACCATTCCTCGGTTCCTGGTTTAATTCCTTGTTCTCTTGCTATTCTACCTTTATCACTACCAGCAATAGTAGGAAGTTGTGAATTCATATAGTTAGCTAATGCCTGTTCGCTACCTAATCCACCCATCATTGATACTTTTTTAAATTCATGAATTGGGTCATCTGGTGATAGATAGCAATCATTGTCACTTGGTGGGCATAAATCAGCAGTTGTAATTCGAATCTGTCTCATTACACACCGTACTTATTTCGTTTAATCTTTGCTACTGCACTAAGTTTATTTGTATCTTCCTTTTCAACACTACGGTTTGATGATACACGTTTAATTGGCCCAACATCTGATTGCTTTGCCGCATATTGAATCATATCCCATTCTTCATCAGTATATGTTGTTAGTAATGGATCTCCACCAATTTCATTGACGGCTTTGGTAGGATATTCAGGTGCACCGGCCAATGCTAATCCAAATCTCCATGATTTATATGCATCACCTGCATTATTATTAGCAGCGGGTGTGGTTACTGCCCCTTTAATACTAGATTTTGCTGATTTTGATAATTTTTTCACACTGGCTTCATTTAACATATCAGCGTATATATTGTCAAATTGTTCTTCTAAATTAAATGCTTCAAGACTCATTTGTAATGTTGATTCATCAGCAGATTCTTTTTTGTGGGTACGTTGTTTAAATTTTCTTCCAGTACTTTTCATGTGCTGCCATGGATTATCTAACTCACGTCTACCACTGGTTGATCGTTTTGATTTTAAATAATCTTTCCAATCTTCATCAGCTATAATCATGTCTTCTTTTTTAATTTTATTTGGAAGACCTTTGTGTTTGGTTTTAGCAAAATCTTTAGCATCTTTCTTTTTCATAGATTTAGCAACCTTTGCTATTTTTGGACTAGCTGGGGTTTCACCTTTTTGGGCAGCATGAACCATACCCATAAATTTTTGTTGGGATTTGCTAACGGCTTTCTCATCTAACCGAACGCCATCATTTTTTAAAAGACTATATAATCCTTCAAACATGTTCTTTTTATTGTCTTGCATAGTGTTATCCTTTTCATTTTATTAGATATTCTTCAACAATATCAAAAAATTTAAATACTCTATTATTTATCGTTATTTCAGTATCTTCTGGTATTCCTGAAATATTATAAAATGAATATCGATCACTATTTTTTACTGCATTACGCAACTCGGTAGATGAACTAATTCTTGGGGTTTCAACATGTTTTATAGAATTAAAATTATAATATCCATGTGAACTTTTAACTCCATTGTATTTTTTTAATGAAGTGGTCAACCATAACTCATCGGTACAAACAAGTAATTCATTATTTGTACCGTGTTTGTTATAAACAGTAGTTGCTAATGTGAATAAATTATGTTCTTTAACAATATGTCCATGAATTTCAGGGAATAATGTTTCCATCAATTTTAATTTAATATCAAACGGCAATGGATCGTTTTTTCCAGAAGTTGTGCCATTAGTACCAATATAAAAGTTGGTACATTTTGAAGTACGTTCCCAAACTGCTTTGTGACCTTTATGAGGAGGATTGAATCTGCCGTATGATATGCCTATGGTGTCCATTTATGCCTCGGCACTAATTTAATATTTCCAAATTGTTTATTATCATCAGCATACCGTACCCATCCTTCTGGATTATATGCTTTAACATCACAATCATGATTTTCAAGTTCTTCGATAATTTGATTTTTGATGTTCTGTATAAGATATATTAAATCGAATGTATCAGTATATGCTGCATAGTTATGCATTCTATTCAAAATTTTAGTCCGTTGAGATTTACTAACATTACTTTGTCCACTACTAATCCAACCATAAAATGATAAAATTGTATCATCTTTCATTTTAGCATTAAAATACTTGTAGATATACTCACGAAATGCACTGACACCTGTGATAGGTTTTAAAAATTTATCAAGATGATCACACAATGAATTTATTTTATCTATAGTGTCTTCTGTTAATCGATATGGTATATCAACTTTAGAATAATATGGATTAAGAATTATTACTTCATCAGTTGTATTGAAACTATCAAAGTTTTCAAGTGGAAGTTGTTGATCATCTTTCAATCCAAATGCATTAAAGTATGCATGTCCTGCTAATAGAATATTAGAGTCTTCGATTCGTTTTCCTAGTGCAGTATCTTTATTAACTGTATAACCGGTGTGATTAGGACAGAAATTATATTCGTTATTAGCTAACGGTGGTTTATCCCAATATAAAAGATCAGCATACACAAATCCAACAAAGTCTGTTGGTGTGGCAGCATCTAATAATGGAAATAACTTACCAAACTTGATAGCATGTTCCTTACGTTGGTCTGATACATTTATACGATCTTTACCAGACTGATTAACTATAAAGTCATATAGTTCTTCTGGCGAGGTAGATTTACTACCTCGTGCCCAGCCGTTATGCCCAGTCATAATGAGTGGACCATTTACAGTTTCTCTTCCCCAATATATTTGTAGGCCACCATCCCATTTCATTCTAACTGAGCTAGAATCATTACAAATTTCTTGGATATGTTGAATAGCTTCTTTTACACCATCTGACCCATAGAAGAAAACTAAATCTTCTAAGTGGTTAAACGCTCTTCCGAATTTTTTCATTGGAAATATGTTTGTTTTATATGTTGATATTTAATTGGATCATTTCCGACAGCTGCTAACAACCTCGATGGTGAGCGCATATCATGAACAGTGGCATGTGGACCGATAATAATTTTAGCTATTTTACCTGGGTCCGATTCGATTAACTGATTAGTTTCACGATTTACTAATCCTCTAAATGGACTAATTTTTAATGTCTTTGATGTAATATTGGCTAGGTCACACCAGATACTAACAACATCCTTGCCTTTCATGTTTTCGTTTTCATAGATATGATCATGTAAGTACATCATGTTATATGCATCATCAACAGTTGTTAAATCAACTTGCACAAGTTCACCATGCACAGGGATGCCAACAAACACAGAAATACCAGATCTGGATGTCTCTAGTCCTTGGTTAATAAAGTGTTCTTGTAGTAGTTTTCTACTTTCTGACACATCCGGTACAGGATATTGTGCAGGAAGAATGGACATCAATTCGGCGGTGTCAATGAAAAAATCAACATCGCCACTGATGTCTTTTTTACCAATACTACCATATGGATATGTGTGCAATCCTTCTGGTAGTACGTTTTTTAGATTGGTGAATAAAGTTGGAAGATCTTCTTTTTTGATTGGTTTAGAATTTTTAATTGCGTTTCCGCTCATTTATATTTGCCATCTTTGATATGTTGACAGACCTCCTCGTGTATTTTTTCACATATTTCTGAAAGAATATTTTCATCTAATACATGTGGTAATTCACGAATTGGGTATTCTTTAGCATACATCTTGAAGCATTCATTCACCGCTTTTTCAAAGAAAATTGGCTTTGTTTTTTTATTCAATTCTTTACGATCAATGCATCTTGATATAGCTGGATGAAAATGACGGCGATAAGCCTCGTCATTGTTATTCATAAAAAATATTAAATCATCTGGAAGATCATAATTTAATTCTTTTTTTCCAGTATCATCAACGACTTTAACAAAGTCTGACTCATTAAATTTTTTACTTTCTAATAATTCTATAATACGCATAATTGTGTCCGGTTATATGATAGTATTTATCGAATAACCGGACACATACACATTTTACACTTCTACAACATCAACATCTGGTTCAGTAACCTCTACTGGTGCAATAATTATTTTAGGTTGTTTTGGTTTAGAAGTTAACACAATTTTATCGTCTTCTAACCCAATTGTCAATATCCCACCATTTTTAAGATCGCCAAAAAGCATTGATTTTGCTAAATCACGTTTGATTTCTTTATCAATCACTCGTTGCAAAGGTCTAGCACCCATCTTAGGATCGAATCCTTTGTCAATTAACCAATTGATTGCATCTTTAGATACTTTGATGCGAATCGCTTTTGATTTAACTTGGTCACGTAATTCATCAATAAATTTGTTGACGACTTTAACCATTGTTTCTTTACCAAGTTTGTTAAATGTAATAATACCATCTAAGCGATTACGGAATTCTGGTGTGAAGAATTTTTTCAAATCAGCATCAGAATAATCTTTTTCTTGTTTACCAAATCCGATATTATTTTTCTCGGCTGACTGGGCACCGGCATTTGTAGTTAAAATCAATACGATATTACGACAGTCTGCTTTTTTACCATTAGATCCGGTGATAAACCCGTTATCCATCATTTGTAATAACACCGTCATTACATCTGGGTGTGCTTTTTCAACTTCGTCCATTAACAAAATCGCATTAGGCGCTTCTTGTATCTGTGTGATCAACAATCCAGCATTTTCTTCAAATCCAACATAACCTGGAGGTGAACCGATCAATTTACTGATACTATGTTTCTCTTGATATTCTGACATATCAAAACGCAATAATTTTGAATTCAAATGTCTAGCTAGTGCCTTAGCTGTTTCTGTTTTACCACAACCAGTTGGACCCATGAATACAAACGATCCAATCGGTTTATTTTCTGGTTTTAACCCAGCTTGTGCAACCATGATTTTATCAACGACATCCGTTAATGCAGCATCTTGACCAAATACTTCTGATTCCAATTTTTCTTGCAATGTTGCAATACCATTGCTTTCGGTTTCCATGATTTGTTCTTCTGGCAGATTCACCATTCTAGCAATTTCAAATTGGATTTCTTTTTCTGATACAATTCTCGCATCAGCCAATTTCAAGTTAAATCGTGAACACGCACAATCAATCAAGTCAATTGCTTTATCTGGTAGTTTCTTATCAGCTTGGTATTTTACTGACAATTTAACAGCCGCTTGAATTGCATCATCTTTGATTTTTACATCGTGATGTTTCTCATAGTATTTTTTAATACCTTTCAAAATTTTTAATGTCATTTCTTGGGTTGGCTCATCTACAGTAATGCGTTGGAACCTACGCATCAATGCACGATCTTTTTCAAAGTGTTTTCGATATTCTTCCCATGTAGTAGATGCAATGACTTTGATGTTGCCTTTTGATAATGCTGGTTTCATCATGTTTGCTAAATCATTAGCGCCATTACTACCAGCACCTGCACCGCTGATCATATGTGCCTCATCGATAAACAATACAGTTTTACCTTTTTTCTCCAACGCACCAATTACGTTTTTGAATCGTTCTTCAAAATCTCCTCGATACTTTGAACCAGCAAGCATTGCAGAAATGTCAAGATTATACACGGTGTAATCTTTTAAGAAATCAGGCACTGAATCATTAATGATATTGTATGCCAATCCTTCTGCAACGGCAGTTTTACCCACACCTGGGTCACCAACTAATATGACGTTATTTTTACTACGTCTACCTAATGCCAGTGCAATATTTTCAAGTTCTTCAACTCTGCCGATAACTGGGTCAATTTTACCTTTTTTAACCATATCATTAAGATTGGTAGTATAGGCTTGTAATGCTTTATTAAGACGCGGATTGTCCGCCTCAGTCATTTCCTGAGATTGTCCATCACTAGATTCAGATGTCATATTGACATAATCGGTGAATTTTTCTTTTGTAATGCCAACTGACGAAATGTAATAAAACGCCCAACCCCGCTGTTCATTCATCATTACTTTGAATGCATCAATGATTTCAACCTTTTGGCGGCTATCAAAGATAACTTGCGTGAATGCTTTGTTCAACATGCGTTCAAATGCTGATGTTTTTTTCGGAGTGATAACTGTGTCATTGACAGTTATATCTTTACATTTGTTATTCAAATGGTCCGATAGTAATTTTTTCAATTCTTGAGCATCGGCCCCGTAGCCGGAAATACATTGAAAAAAGTCTTGATTTGCAAGCATAGCATGTAAAACATGTTCAATTGTAATGTATTCGTGATGCAATTTTTTGGCAACGTCTGATGCTAGAATGAAAACTTCTTCTAAATCTTTACTTGGTTCTACCATTTGTATTTTCCTATCTTATTTAAGGTTGTTAATTTCTTCTTGGATTTGTTTCAGTTTATTAACAATATTATCATCTGTAATCACAGTTGATTTTATTTTTATTACTGTAACAAATCGCCCAATATGTCCACTTCTGACATTTTTAAATCCAGCTCCTTGTTTTGCAAATTCAACTCCGGTTTCAACACCTGCACGTACATTGACTTGCATAGTTTCACCGGTAACTGATTTAATTTCTTTAATGCATCCTATCATTGCTTCGATTGGGGATATATGTAACGTAGCAAATACATCATCACCTCTTCTTTCAAAATCAGGGTGTGAATCGATGACGATAGTAACATGTAAATCACCATTCCGCAAGCCTTGGATAGAATCATCACCTAATCCATTGTATTTTATGACATCACCATGGTTGATACCAGGTGGAATATCAATAACTACGGTTTGTGATCTACCGCTTGGTAATGTAAACTTTGCTTCCACATTCTTACCAGTAAATGATTCAACAAACGAAATTTGACAAGTTAAGTTTAGATCTCTATTTCGTCTTTGTTGTCTAAACATGTCCCCAAATGGGTTATTAAATCCATGAGATGCACCAAAAACTGATGAGAAAATATCATTGATATCGACATCATGGTGATATTGATCATCATTAAAATGACCGCCCCATGCTGGTTTATGATCATAATGTGCTCGATTAGTAGGATCTCCTAATACTTCATAGGCTTTTGATATATCTTTAAATTTTTCTTGATCGCCACCTTTATCAGGGTGGTGTTTATTTGCTAGCTTTTTATAAGCTTTTTTGATTTCTTCTTGTGTGGCGTTTTTTCCAACGCCTAATGTTGTGTAATGGTCAGTCATAATAACAAACAGGTTATGTAAAAATAATATTTATTATACTACATTAAACATAACCTGTCAATCTTTATTACTTATTTTTTTGCTTCTGGTATTTTTGTCCCTTCATATTTTTTGTGTTTCTTTTTGGCGGGTTTTTCATCAGCTTTCTTTTCTTCTACTTTTTTCTCTTCAACTTTCTTTTCAACAGCAGGTACACATGCATGTTCTGCTAATGCTGGGGTTGCAACACCGAGTGCAATCAATAATACTAAAAATTTCATATTTTCTCCTTATAAAATTGGATCTTCTGGTTGTGGAACTAATTTACCAAATTTGCTTTCACCAACTGGTTGTGGAGCGAATCCTTGAACAGGTTGTGGTGGAAATCCAGGTGCCATTGGTGCGCCAAATGCCGGTTGTACTGGTTGAGCGAAAGGTGCCGGTGCTGGTGCTGATTGTTGTGGCATGAAATTGCTCAAACTTGGCAATGATGGTGTTTCCACGCCATTGATTTTTTCTTGAGTTCTACCATGTGCTGTAATACCTAATACAACACCCATCGCGATATGATATAAGCCACCGCCTTGAAGGGTCAATGGTTGCCACATATCTAAATGTTGCCCTGGATTGTAGTATTGTAGCACGTTATACAGAATTGGTCCAACAATGAAATCAAACAAACATGTTAACATGTAAGTCATAGCCATCATAGGTCTCCAATTTTTTGACATAAAATCTTCACCTGCTCTTTCTGCTGCTGTCATATCGTTGTAATTTTCTTTTGACATTATCACTCCTTAAATTTTGTCATAAATTTCTTTTTGTGCTTTATACCAATATTGCCATGCTTGTAACTTTTCACGAATCTCATAATAAGTCCCATAATTTTCATTGATATTTTCCAACAAATCACTTAGTTGGTGTTTATCAGCAGCTAATGGTTTCAATGCTGGGGCCGGTATTAATAACACATCTGGTGCTTCTGGGAATTTAACAGTAACTGGTACTGCTGTAGAACATCCAGATAGCCCTAGTAACAGTATAATCACAAACTTATTCATTAGATCCACCGGTTGCAGCGGTATTATAAACATCAATTGCAATATCAGGGATTTTACATTCAGCATTTATAATTTCCTTTTCTTTTTGAATTTTTATTTGATTAACTATTACCTTTTCTTTTACCACTTTAATTTTTTCAACTACCTTTTCTTGAATGATGACATTTGCTTCGTGTGATTGAGCTTCTGCTATTGCAAGTTTAGCTTCAACTTCTTTAACCCTAGCTCTCCACACCATTTCAGTTGAGTAACTACCTTCAAAGTAAATGCCAGAAACTAATAATAAAGTAGATAAAACTTTAATTGGGATACGGTATTGAATTATCCCTGGAATATATTTTAAAAACATATCTAACACTGTACCAACAATACCCAACAATAGAATGATATGAACAGCCATTGCTAAGAAACTATCTGGTAACAGATGTAAGATAATCATTTTAAGCACCTAACACTTTCAATGCGTGTGCATAGTGTTTTTTACGGTCTTCTAAACCTATAGTTCCACCATTTATACGTTTAGTCAAAGTTAAAATATCACCTTGATCTGCCCATCTATTAAGGTTATTTTCTTCCCAATACCAACAAGCCGATTGAATAGCACCTTCGAATGTAGAAAGATATTCTGGTATTTCTTCTACCGGAGTTTCGATTGATTCTGCAAATTTTATATAATTAGATTTACCAGTCAATTGAATCAGACCACGACCACAATATCTAAAACCATCTCCACTTGATTCTGGGCCATTACCCATTCTATTACCATAAACCCGGTTAGCGATTGCAGCTTGGTTATGGGCATATTTTGCTGCCAATGCATCAGTTGGGAAGTATTTTGGAAATACCTTTCTTAACGATGTTGCACGATAATTTAAATTTTCTTTTAAAAATCTATAATTACCACTTTCATGTGCGGTTTGCGCCAAGAATGCAGCTACTCTTGGAATGGTATCAATATCATAATCTGGTAAAATCATTTCTAATGCATTAAACCAATAATCAATATATGGATTTCCAGGAATTATCTTCGCTAAGTGTTCTTTTTTAAAATCAAATTTAAATGACATTAATTTTTCTCCAATGCAACAGCCCATCCACTGTTTTCAAATATAAATGTGTTCCCTACTTTAGTAATATTATAATTACCAATATATTTGGTATAGAACATGATTTCAGCCATGTCTTTACTTTCCATCATCATTGGTCCACGAATTTTATTGTAAATATCCACTTTAGGACCACTATCAAGTATATTAAAGGATACTGGATCAGACCATGGACGTTTGAAATTAATGGTTTCATCCACCACATTAACATCCGCATTACTACCGGAAAAGAATTGAGAATAATTATCATCTACGTAACGTTTAGTAGCAAGTTCATATGAATCTTTATTACTTGGAATTATTCTTGTCAAATTTTCCATATTAGCATCATTACTTTTGAAACTTTTGAAATATCTAAATCTCATATCTGGTATACCAGTTAATCGTTCTATTCCATCTAATAACGTTAAAATTTGTTCAGCAGAATGTTTTGATCGTTCTATTTCGATGAAAACTTTATAAGTTCCATCTTCGGTTTCCCCTGGACTAACATCAGCATCTAGTACAAAGTCATACCCCAGTTCAACAAAGTTTTCTAAATCTTTAGCTGGATCTTCTCTATCAACGGTAAAACTCAATACAACAACCCCCGCATCATCACCAATTTTGCTTTTATATGCGTCAATCTCGAAAACTCGATCAACTAAATTATTAAGGTCATTTGCTCTTAAACTTTCATTAATATTTTTCATAGTTATACCGGTATTGTTGGAGCACCTGCTGGTGCTTGTGGCTGTGGTGGCATTCCAGCACCTGGTGCAGGTTGTGTTGGCTGTGGAACTGGTGCAGCACCTGGTAATGGAGTACCAGTTTTTGGTGCTTCTGTCCCTTGCCCTTCTGCCTTCATTTTGTCCATATATCCTCTATAAATATCAAATGCAACTTCTTTGGGCATTTGAATTTCAACAACCCATACTCGTTGTCTATCCAATTTACCTTTTTTAGTACCTGGTCTAATATCGTCAGGGTTTTTTATTGGACGTGGCTCCAATAAGTGTGTTTTTTGAAAGGTTAATTTACAACCCAAATCTAATAAGCGTTTACCACCAACTGGATCTGGCATCTTTTTTATAGGCCACATTAATCCGACCGTAATCCAATGACGATCTACTTTTGGGCCGTATGCTAATTCCCCATCAATCCAATTATCATAAACATATAAATCAAGCTCATCCAAGACTCGTTCAAAGTCTTTTAGTATTCCTAAACTTGAGTTATTTTCATATAAATCTTGGATATTTTTAATAACATCTAATACATCATGCATAATAAAATCCTAAAAATCTATTGGTATTTATCCTTTTAAAACTGTTTATATAATGATTTGATGGTAAAAAGGTAAATACTAATGTAGGACCTATGTAGTTATCATGGCGGTTACTACACGTCCTGCTTCTCAATACAAGTAGGAGATTACTGAATGAGTAGAAAACAAATGAAAAAACGTTTTACATCAGAAGTTAACATAATAGATTTTCAACCATATATGCCAACAAAGCGTAAACAAGTTACGCTGTCACCAAGAAATAAAAGCCAAAAAGAATACCTAAGAAAATTACAAGATGAAACTAATAGCATCGTTTTTGCTATCGGTCCAGCTGGCACAGGTAAAACTATGTTGGCAGTTCAAAATGGAATTAAATTATTTCAGGAAGGCAAAATTGAAAAAATCGTTGTGACAAGACCCGCCGTTTCTGTAGACGAAGATTTAGGATTTTTACCAGGTACATTGGAGGAAAAGATGGCACCATGGACTAGACCTATTTTTGATGTCTTTTCAGAATATTATCAAAAAAGAGACATTACAAAATATTTAGAGGAAGGTGTTATTGAGATAAGCCCACTAGCGTACATGCGCGGAAGAACTTTTAAGAATGCTTATATTGTTGCTGATGAAGTTCAAGGAACAACCATTAATCAAATGAAAATGCTATTAACAAGGGTAGGTGATGGTTCTAAGATGGTTGTCACTGGAGATCTTAACCAAGCAGACCGTCTTGGTGAAAATGGTCTAGATGATTTTATAACTAGACTTTCCAATCATGATTGTAAACTAATAGACCTTATCAGATTTGACCATACTGATATTGAACGTCACCCAGTAATTAAAGAAGTATTAGCAATATATGGAGATGGCATAGATTAATGTGTACAATTGACCGGGATACCATACGTATTAATTGTGTCCCGGTCAATATATATTTTCTTTTTTGATGTGTTACAATATAATAATATTTTACCGGTTTTACAAAGTGCTAAATTGTGATATTTGCCAGGTAATAAATCCCCAGTACATTCTTGGTATTCATTGGTTATTAAATTTATGATTTTAAAGATAATTTTTGGATTTATGAATGACCAACCAGGTGGCGGAATCGGTATTTCTGATGATACTCTCCTATAATCGCCGAATGAATTCCATACTTGTCTACCAGAAGTGAATACTTTTATAAAATTAACAGGTACCAATATTGGATCTGCTTCTATAAATATCATGTTATATGGGTCAAAATATAATACACTTTGTATTTTATTGGTGCGTCTGGCTATCCGTTCTTGAATAGACCTAGGACCATATTTTTTACCCGTTAACGCCTCACTAGTTCTATTTCTGGATAATTGATCACGTTCTTTATATTTTCTACCTGCACTACTCGATATAAGTTCTCCTGATATTACACGTGAATCATCTGTTTTACAACGTATCGAGTTACCGTGTATGTCTTTATATACAGCATACCCTTTATTTTGAATACTCAACATCTCGCTTGTTTGTTTCCTGGCTAGTTCGTATGCCCGACTAGATTTTAATTTAATATTCCCACGTTTACTTACTTGATTACACATACCAACAAATGCGTAAATCTGTGATCCTTTATATGCTTTTGATAGAATCCAATGTGCTATTAAGTGTTCTCGGTAAGTAAGTTTCACAGAGTTCCATGTATGAATTTTTATATTAGAATACTCTGGAAATAAATCAGCTGCTTTAGGGCATATATGATGAATTTCAGTTCCAATATTATTTGTTTTTAACTGACAAGACACAATGAAATTGTAATACCGAGTTAAGAAATGTGGGTTGTTAGGCTTGGATTGTAATATCGTTTGTATGTTCATTTAGTATTTAGCTGAATAACACAAAATGCAACAGTAAGTCAAATGAAAATGTTATTAACTAGAATTGGCGAAGGATCACAAATGGTTGTAACAGGAGATTTGGCCCAAGCGGACAGGTTAAATGATAATGGTTTAATCGACTTTTGTAGATTGCTTGCAGAGAAGCCAGAATTAAAACACATCGATGTTGCTGAATTTACAGCAATGGATATTGAGAGACATGAAGCCGTTAAGGAGGTGTTATCAATTTACGGTGAATAACAAAAAGGGGGCAACAGCCCCCTTTCTTATTTACCCCAGTCTATACTAATCCATACTCGTTCATGAATATAATATAGGATTGTATGTAGTATTACCTGAATACCTGCAATACTACCAGCAATAATAATATCATCAATTATAAAATATGATATCATAAATGATACTACAGTAGCTATTATGCGCCAACTTATAGTTTTAACTAATGTTCGGGTAACAGTATCACTCATATATTTGCCAACCTAATTAACGTAGCAGACAAATTAATCTCTGGATCTGCAATAATGGTATGATTAACAAGACCATCTTTAATGATAAGTATTGCTTTATCCTGTAATCCATCGTCACCGAATAATTCAATATTATCATATAACCATCGATAAATGTCTTCAATTTCTTCAGGTCTAGCTTGTTTACATATTAATTTCCGAGCTTCATTGATTCTACCAGCTTTAAATAATTGCACCATTTCGATTTTATAATCAGCCGATCCTTCCGATGTATTATCAATAATCAATGTCCCAGACATGCTATTTAATTCAATTTCATTTATACATTTTCTTAAATCAGGATAGGTTGCTTTCACATAAGTATCCAATGTATCTAAATCAAATTTAATATTTTCTGATATTAAAATAGTTGCAGCACGTGCTGTAAACTCATTAATATCAGATTTTTCAATATGAAATCGACCTTGGCATCTACTATGCAACGCTGGTATGATTCTGTTTGGGTAGTTACATGTAAATATGAATCTAGCAAATTCTTGATATTCATCAATTACTCCCCGAAGTGCAGCTTGTGCATTCAATGATAGGTAATCGGCCTCATCTAAAAATACAACTTTAAAATCGCCTTGTGGAATAGTTTCAAAAAATCCAACAATTTTTTCACGAACTACATCAACAGAATTATCCCGTGATGCGTTTATTTCTTTAATATCGAATGGATGAATTTTAAACGTGTTGAATAATATTCTAGCCAGCGTAGTTTTGCCAACACCAGCACCGCCACTTAGTAATATGTGTGGAAAACTGCCGTTATTAACCCAGCGTTGGATGATTTGTTTTTGTTTATTATCACTGAATACATATTCATCCAATGTTTGTGGACTATATTTATCAGCCCATTGTTCTTTAACTGCCATTATATTTTTAAGTGTTATTGTTGAAAAAGATTAATCCAATGTGATATCACATATGACCAATCGTAAGTTCGTGCATGTTCTTGAATTTGTAAACATCTATTATGGTATTCGTGTGGGTTATTTTTATAGTATGTCAAAATTTCAACAGTTTTTTCTACAAATTCTATTTCAGGAATTGGTACTTCTATACCACCCTTATGTCCAATAGATCTTTCCCAATGACCGACCTGTGTTCCTATAACTAATTTACCAGCAGCACCAGCTTCCAGTGCTGGTAATCCAGCACCTTCTTCTGTACTAGCTATTATGACACAATCTACTGAATTATAAAATCCACTCATTGTTACAAAATTATTGTGATAGTTACTTGCTATTTTAAATTCTAAACCAGCTTTTTCCGCGCATTCTTTTACCAAGTATCCGCGTTTTTTATATCTAGGTTGAGCCAAGAAATCATCTATCATATCTTGTGTAATTGCATCTCTATCATGATATGCACCAGCAAATCCAACAGTTCGTAATTCACTACTTGGTTTATTATAAAATGTATTATAGTTTAATGCAACTGGGCAAACATATGGTATTCTAGTTATCCCATGGTTTATACTATGTTGCTTTAAATAATCACTGACCACCCCGTATGCTTTAAACTTATAGAAGTCATCAGTCCCATGATAATTAATTAATTCGTTAATATCTAATGGAGCATGTGCTACAACAACACACCGTTCTGGACGGATTGCACCATATACATGGCCCAAAAACCTAAATCCATGATGGGTTGTTACCCAAAAATCAATATGGTTATCGAGTTCTACTAGCTCTTGAATGGTATATGGTTTATCCCATGGCAGTAATTGGCAATTGTATCCTTCTACCCATAGATATTTGAACATTTCATAATGCACAGTACCAAATGCCCATTCTGGTTGTACGAAAAAAACGACTTTTTTCATATTAATACATTGGATTAGAAAAATCAAATGACGCGGTAGTTGATTGTTGTGATTCACCAAAATAAACATCAGATGGTTTATGATCACTGATCATCATAATTGATGATGTTTCAACTCGCCTAATGAAATGCTCTTCTCCACTATAATCTCGGATAGTTAAGCCACGTGTCCATCGCCCATGTTCTACTAAAATCCAATCACCAACTTTAATCGTTGTTTGATCTTTGCCAATCGCACAAACTTGTGCCCATCGTGGTTTGATACCTTCACTTTTTCCATCATCACTACGAAGGATTAATCCACTTGCAGTAGTTTGTTCTTCAAAATTCATACCTGTTACTAAAACGCCATCATGTAATGGAGTGATTTCTGTACATTCTATCGTACTCATTATTCACCGCCTTTTACTAGTTTTTCCTTTGTTTTCAATTGAGCTACTGGTTCTTCAATGAGTTCCTGTTCTACTGGAACTCTAATTTGAGCAGGTGCCCCACCCACTGTTTGTATTTCTTCAACAGTTTTTACTATTTTTCCACCTGGTCCTAGTTTATCACCACGTGCATTCACTTTTACATTTCCAACTGCCATTGTTAATTCGTTTTTGTTAACTAGTTTATTCATATCAATGGTATTTCCCTTTGATGTTTTATAAACTCCATTTTGATTTACAGCCATATTATCTCCTTATCTTAAAAATTCTTGCCAATTTAAATTGTATTTAATACTATTGATACGATGTATACCAATTAAATATAACACATATGATGATACCGAACTTCCACGACCAACACCCCACAGCACATTCTCTGCATTACATGTATCAACAAAATATTTTAACCATCGTAATATATCTATCATATTACGCAATTCATATTCTGCTAATTCTTCTGCCACTCTTATTTTTTCATCAAGTGTATTGCATTTTGATTCAATCCATGATTGAATATCGAATGTTTTATATTCATCTGGCATGAACCATTCTTGTTGCATAGAGATATCGAATTCATTAATTGAGTTGAATTCGATATCTGATGTGGGATTCTGAAAATTTATATCAGATATTGTGCGTAGTGATGATATATCATGTGTAGGTATTACTGTTAACTTCGATAACTCTGAAACTTTTCCTTGATACATCATTTTGAAAATATCAGAGTCTTCGAATATTGGATTACTAAATTTATCTAAATGCATGAAAGCATTTTACTCTATGTTGATCAGTTTGTCAAGCTCTTTATTTTTACGTTCTACTAAGGCTTCCCATGCTTCTCGTTGTACAGTTGCAAGTTGTTCTCTATATGTGTCTAACAACATTGCAATTTGTTCTTTAACTTGTACATTGTTAGTCATAAAATATTTTTTATTTAAATCAGTAATTTTATTACTTAGTTCTGATTCTTTTAATTCAGATACATTATTTGCTAATGGATGCATATATACTCCTATTAAAGTGCAGCAATTATAAATGCTAAAAGTTCATCATATCTTATACCATATCTATCACCAGCAGGAATATACGGTCTAATAACATTTCCTTTATCATCCAATACTTCTTGCTGTTCTTCCCATTCATCATAACAATACAATGCATAATTTTGTGGGTCTAGACCATTTTCAATGAATGCGTTTTTAACATCCTGTGCAATTACTCCAATGTGGACTCTAGATCCATCTCCCTTCTCAATGACGGCATCCTTAAATTTAAAAGTTTTTATTAATTTTTTAAGCGCTTTAGCGGTTAATAATTCTGCTTCAGATAAATCTTGAATTTGTTCTTTAGTTCTTTCATCTGATGTATTAATCGTACCAGTACCAGCGTATATTGTAGACCATCTATAACTAGTATCACCTAATTTTATAGTATTATCGGTTGCTGGTTTAAATGGTGCATGTGTATAAAAACTTCCCGCTAGTACAGATATATTTCCAGTACCCATTGATGAAGAGCCACCATCAGTTATTATGCGGGAATCGTAATCGTTATTTAATCCAGATGAATGAAAATCAATATAGTTTGAAAATGCTGTACTTTTTGAACCTAATTCAATAGATCCGGTATTTTCAATTATAAAATAAGGATTTCCACCAGAATCATTGCAATATATTGGTGATGCAGACCCGGTGTATTTAAATCCAATTGCATCTTTTTGTGCAGATGTTCCAGCATATTCAAACGCTATACCAGTTGGGGTTTCGGCGCGAAATGCATTATCCCACCCAGCTCTAGCAATAAACGCAGCACTTCCTTGATATTGACCTAAATTAACACTGTCAAATCCCCAAGTTGTTAATCCAGCAGCTTTATAATTGAATGTCCCAAGCTCAAATCCAGTTGAAGAATTGGCTATACTATAATTCAATAAAAAAGTATTAGCATTATGCCCCCAAATTTTAGTAATTGGATTGATAATTGCACCAACTCCATCACTCGGTATTTGTCCAACTGAAGTATTTCCAAATTGAAACCATCCTGATACCGTAATAGATGTACCATCGGTTGCCCAAGATGTAATAAACCCACTATACTTCGTTGAATGTAAAGTATCAATAATCATACCTTTATGTAATTTTAATACCTCTTCAGATGTTAAGGAAGTGTTAGGTATAATTGTTGTACTAGTATAATTTGCAATTGTAACAGTTGCAATTGATGGTGGTGCAGTATTCTCAACATACATAGATACACTATCACGATCCCAATACTGCGAAAGTCCAGCAGGGGATTTAATTCCAAGAACAGCAGGTTCTGTAGCTAAACCAGCATTGCTATTGGCATCTAACAACGGATTAGAGTTTGCGTTTGATACAATACTAAATCCCGTTGTGTTTGGTCCGGTACCATAATGATCAGTATTTATTGAGCGACCTGCTTTGTAAACTGTTCCAGTATTTGCAAGATAAGTTCCGTAATCATTGATATAGGTTGCTTCATCAAATTCCCAATAAATGCGTACACCAACAGTGGTTATAATACTAGACAATACATAATTGCCATTTGGGACAAAAACAGAGCAATATGGCGTTGTTTCAACGTTATCAGTATACGATGACTCTATCGTAACTCTTGCATTGAGTGATGCAGCGTTTACTGCTAATTGAAAAGCAGCGGTATCATCAGAAATACCATCACCAGCTGCTCCAAAATCTAATACACTAACAGTTTCTCTAAGTTTAGCACGAGCAGTTCTAATTATAGCACCGGTACCTGCTTGTTGGAATGATATTCCATTACTATCAGATGGTCCAGATGCCCCAGTTGCACCATCATTTCCTGTTAATCCAGTAGCTCCAGTAGCACCTGAACCGGTTAACCCAGTTGCACCTGTATCACCCTGTGGCCCGGTTGCTCCAGATGCTCCAATTCCAGTTGCACCAGTAGCACCTGATCCAGTAGCACCAACATCACCGGTTAATCCAGTTGCACCCTGTGGTCCAACTACACCGGTAGAGCCTTGGTTCCCAGTAATGCCAGGTGTACCAGTTGCGCCCTGTAATCCAGTTGATCCTTGCGGCCCTGTATCACCAGTTGCACCAGTTAATCCACTCAAACCAGTAGATCCAACAGCACCGGCTGGGCCGGTAGCGCCGATTAATCCCTGCTCTCCAGTGGGACCAGGTAGACCAGTTGCACCGATTGCGCCATTCGGTCCTGTTGCACCGGTTGACCCATTATTACCATCTAGCCCAGTTGGGCCTTGTACACCGGTTGCACCCTGTGAACCACTTAACCCGGTAGCACCGGTTGCACCGGGACCACCAATTCCAGATGCACCAAATATTGCTAAATTTGATACTTCTGCTTGAAGTGAGGAAATTTCAGTTGATGCTTGTTGTAATCCTGCTTGAATAGAAGTAAAGTTATCTCTAAACCCTTGTGTGGAATTATCTCTACCTGCTATTGGGTAATTAACATCTATTGATGAAAAATTAATGTTA